TGGATAAACGTTCCAACTGTAGTTAGGGAAGAGGTAGCACCAAAACCAACTAAGTTTCAAATAAAGGGTAGAGTAATAGATTCTATAACTAAAGAGGGATTAAGGGGAGTTAAAGTTAGTTTAGATAAATCTAATACAACAACCCAACCAGGAGGTGGTTTTACACTACGAATAACTGTCCCTGTAGGAGAAGAAATACCTCAAAGTAATATAGATTTTTCACTAAATAAATATGAACCCCAAGACGTACCATCCATAACTTTAGATGGTAAACTTAAAACTCGTATTAACGTTGTTGAGTTAAACACTATTAAGAAATCCTTAGAAAAAGAAGAATCTAAACTTTTAGTTATGGATGAGGATGATGTTAATAAAATGAACTCCTTCAACCTTAAATCAGCTGAAGCTATTATATCAGAAACTATTAATAAAGAGGTAAATAAAATAAATGAAAGATTAATACCTTTTGCTTTAAACCTATTAGCACAGTTTGGTATAACTGCTTTAAACCAACTAGCAAAAAAATCATGTCCCTCTATAGTTGGGATACCTAGACTTATTAGTAAAAAAAATAAACTAACAAGACAGTTAAATAATATATTAAAAATAGCAAGTAAAGTAAAAACTATTTCTTCTATATTAAAAGCTTTAGTAATAGCCTTTAAGGTAGTTAGAAAAATAATAACAGTAAACCCTATACCATCAACTATAGGTTTACCACCAGGTCCAGCAGGGGGTGTTATTATATCAACTTCCTTAGGTAAAATATCAGTAATAGAAGATAAAAAGGATAAACTTACTAAACTAGTAGATAAGTTTGGTAATATTGTAGGTATACTAACTCCAGTAACAATCCCACTTGTATCCGTTTTAACTAAGGTATTAAACATACTAAGCGCAATAGATAGTTTAATAGGGGAGTGTTTAGATGAATCTAGACAAGCAGTAGTAGATGAGTTAAATAAAGAAGAAGAAGTAGATAAAGATCTTACAAACGGAGTAACTATCCAACCCGGTAGTTTAACTATCCAAGATGTTGATTTTTCAAAAATAAATGACTCTAGAATAAGAAGAATATTAGGTATTTCACCTAACGCCGACTTTAATATCCAAGACCTATTATCAGGAACTTATCTACAAGTACAACTAGATGAGGAACTTACAAATATTACTAAAGAATCAGCAGAATCTGGCACACCCATAGTTACTGAATATAACGGATTTATTTTAGCTGTAGAAACACAAGAAGGAGAAACCAATAAAGACCTAAAACGTCGATATGCTGTTGGTAAAGATAGCCAAGGTGTGGTGGTAGTTAAAGGAGAACCATCATATGCTTCATCAGATCAAATACTAATAAACGAACTTATATTCACTATTGAACAAAACGATTTAAAACCAAACTAACGTTATATTTATAATCATATGAAACTAGCAGAACTTAAAAACACACTAAAAGAAGTAGTAAAGGAAGTAATCCAAGAGGAACTAAAGGACATATTACTAGAGGCAGTTAAATCAAACAAGCAACCAGTATACGAACAAAAATCCTATGCTCCACCTACAGCACAACCAGCCAACCCAGAGGTAAAACAAAATATCAGAGAAAACTATATGAACGTTTTAGGTGATATGAAAAAACAGTTTACATCAGGAGACGTAATACCAACACAAGGTTTACAAGTAAATGGTCCTATGGATACAACTTCACCAAACGGGAAACTACCTGAAGGAGAAGTATCGATAGATCAAATAATGGGTATAATGAATAAATAATGGCATTCGGAGAAAGACAAATATTTCCTAACGATTTACGACCTAGAGTCGCTATTGGTGTAGCTTTACCCTTTAGTGCTCCGGCTGTCTTTAACCAAACCTTTCAAACTAAGGATGCTATAAAGTATAACTTAGTTAACTATTTATTAACGAACCCAGGAGAACGAATTGCAAACCCTACTTTTGGAGCAGGTTTAAAGAACTTTCTATTCGAACAAATAGAAAACGATAATCTAGATGGTTTAGAAGAAAATATACAACAGGGTATAAACGAGAATATTCCTAACGTTATCATAGATGATTTAGAAGTAGCATCAAATCCAGATCAATACACAGTGACAATATCACTAAAGTATAGTATTGCTCAAACCGGACTAACAGATAACGTTGAGTTAACATTTCAATAATGGCAAAAGTAAAAAGAGACATATCGTATTTAAATAAGGATTTTGGTGATTTTAGAAATCAGTTAATAAACTTTTCTAAAACCTATTTCCCAACAACCTACACAGACTTCTCCCCAGCATCACCTGGTATGATGTTTATGGAGCAGGCATCTTATGTAGGAGATGTTTTAAGTTTTTATTTAGATAACCAACTACAGGAAACGTTTATCCAATATGCTAGACAAACGAATAACTTATTCGATTTGGCTTATATGTTTGGTTATACACCTAAAGTAACATCACTAGCAACTACACAACTAGATATATTTCAAATAGTACCCGCTAAAACTGTAGGTACAGGATCACTACCTGATTTTTCTTACGCTCTTGATTTTCCTGAGAATACAGAAGTTACAGGAGATGGTCAAACTTTCACTATACAAGATAATATTGATTTTACAGTATCATCATCACAAGATCCTACACTAATAACTGTAGCTCAAGTAAACGGTGCTACACCTACTTATTACTTACTAAATAAAAAACGTAACGCGACATCAGGTGATATCCAAACCACAACTTTTTCGTTTGGTGAACATCAAGAGTTTCCAACAGTTGATTTACAAGGAACTAGTATAGCTCAAATATTAGATGTATTTGATTCTGATGGTAACGAGTGGTATCAAGTTAGTGCTTTAGGACAAGATTCGGTTTATGATAAAATCAAAAACACAAACGTAAACGATCCTAATAACTCTAACGGAGAAGAAGACACACCATATATTTTACAACTAAAACAAGTACAAAGACGTTTTGCTACTAGATTTATAGATAATACAACACTCCAAATCCAGTTCGGATCAGGTAATGCTGAAGCAAACGACGAAGAGATTATACCAAACCCACATAACGTAGGTTTAGGTTTACCTTATACTCAAGATAAACTTACAACAGCTTATTCACCCACTAACTTCATTTTTACAAATACCTATGGTATAGCACCATCAAATACTACACTAACAGTTCGATACATAACCGGCGGTGGTGTTGCGTCTAACGTCGCTGCAAATACGTTAACCAACGTTGACACTACAAATACGACGTTTATCCAACCAACACTAAACGCATCGTTAGCTCAATACGTTTTCGATTCTGTAGCAGTAAATAATGCTGGAGCAGCAACTGGAGGAGCAGATGGGGATTCAACAGAAGAACTAAGACAAAACACAATATCTAGTTACGGTACTCAGTTACGAAACGTAACAGCTGATGATTACTTAGTACGTACTTTATCTATGCCTTCTAACTTTGGATCTATATCTAAAGCTCATGTTCAAAAACCACTAAACGCTAACTCAAATACAACGTTAGAGATTTACACTTTATCTTATGATTTAAACAAAAATCTAAGAACTCCATCTAACGCTTTAAAAGAGAATCTAACTACATACCTAAACCAATACAAAATGATAGGTGATTCAATCACTATCAAAGATGCTTACATAGTAAACATAGCTGTTGATTTTGAAATCATAACATTACCTAACTACAACAATAACGAAGTAATACGTAACTGTTTAACTGCATTAATAGATTTTTTCAATGTAGATAAATGGCAAATAAACCAACCTATTATTTTAAGAAACATAAACGTTTTATTAGATCAAGTAACAGGAGTACAGACAGTAAAACAAGTAATAATAACCAATAAAGCTGGTGTATCTGAAGGATATTCTCAATATGGCTATGACGTTGAAGGTGCTACACAAAGTGGTGTAATGTACCCATCAATCGATCCATCTATATTTGAAGTAAAGTATCCTAATAGAGATATTAGTGGTAGAGTAGTAACATTCTAATATGGCAGTATATAAAATCTTTGCGGTAAACGACGCCACTATGTATAGTGAGTATCCCTTATTAAACACAGGGTTAGATGCTATGAACGAGTCTCGTAATTGGAAAAATCCACTAATAGATTTATCTAATCCAGTATACCATCCTAATTTATGGGGTGATGTAGGAGAAACTTGGGTTAGTAGTTCAATAACATACAACACAGAATCTTTAGAAGGGTATACTACTACAGCAGTATCTCGTTTCCTAATAAAGTTTGATCAAACTGATATTGATTATGTTTTTGATAATATAGTTAAAGAAAGCCCACATGATGTTCATCTAAAATCTTACGTAGCAACAGCTCAAGGTATAGCTCAACAATCAAAGTTAGAGGTATTCCCCGTAGCATATGATTGGACTAACGGTACTGGCCACTATGGTAATAAGCCTGAAGTACAAGATGGTGTAACTTGGAAACAAAGAAACGATAACTATTCTAATAATCTATGGCCTACAAGTTCGTTACCTGATTACCAACAATACGAATCTATCGATGCCGCACCAGGTGGTGGAGTTTGGTATACAGGTTCTACAAACCCAAATATAGATTTATCATCTGCATCACAATCATACGATGTTAGAACTAAAAAAGACTTAGATATTAAAGTAACTGACATAGTTGATGTTTGGTATTCACAATCTAAAGATATTAATCCATATACAACTATAGACAACAACGGATTTATAGTTAAGTGGACTGGAAGTTTAGAGTTTGAACCTTCATCTTCTATAGTACCTCAAATCAAGTTTTATTCATCAGACACATATACTATATACCCACCTGAACTTTGTGTTAAGTGGGATGATTCAGATTTTACTACTGGATCACTAACTGTTATAGACGACACAGACATTTACATGGCGTTAGATGAAAACCCAGGTGTGTTTTATGAAGATAGTATTAACCGATTCAGAGTCAACTGTAGACCTAAATACCCAGTTCGTACTTTTCAAACTGCATCATCCTATACTCAAAACTTTTTATTACCATCTAGTTCATACTATGCTATTAAAGATTTAGATACTAACGAATACGTTGTAGATTTTGACGAAAACTATACTAAAATATCTGCGGATCCACAATCATCATATTTTACAGTTTATATGAACGGTTTAGAACCAGAACGTTATTACCAAATATTGATTAAAACGTTTGTAGGTAACGAAATAATAGTATACAAAGATAACAATTTTAACTTTAAAGTTCAAAATGGATAGTTATGTCAGAAAAACGTATAGATCTTCAAAAAGAAGTATTCAATAAACTTGATTATCCAAGAACTATTAATACAACATTTACTGAACTAAGTGTACCTACAGTCAATGATGACTTAGAAACACAAGTTACAGTTGAGGATTTCTTTAACCTTTATAACGAATTATTTTATGATATCCCTGCTGAGGGTGATAGTAATTCCCACGCTTTTTTAGTAAAAACATCAGGTGAGTATATTTCGTTTGATGAAACCGATGCTGAAATAGAGGCATTAAGAAATGAAATAACAATACTTAGAGAAGATAACTTGGAATTAGAAAAAGAGATTACTACATTGTCTAATCCCACAACTGAATAATGGAAGAAAATACTACACTGATACAGGTCGATCCAACTACCTTTGAATACCAAGAGTATACAACTGCTGATGAGCAGTTAATACCATCTTCCTCTTTTGATACTAACTTTACATCATCAACTGACTACATAGAACTTTATGTTTACGATGATAATAAACAAATAGTATCACCTTCAGAAACTTATGAGTTAAAACAATATAAGGTCACAGAAGGAGACATAGTATTAAACCCAACAGAAAATCTTAAGGGATTAGGATTTACAGAAGGTAACTACTATACAGTATACAACACATACAGACGTAGATTAGGATCATCTATTGAGAAAAAATATTATATTGATGAAATATCACCATCAAGAACTGAAGTTAGGTTAAAAACTAACCAACTATCAGATACAGATGTATTTGATGCTTATATAAACTTTCAAGATTACAGAGAAACAAGACCTTATTTTGTTGATTTTCAACTTAACTTTGGTAATAACCAACAAGTTATTGCTAATAATATTGATGTTACACCAACAACAATAGATCAACAACTTACAGTATTAATAAAACTATACGAACCTTTACCACCTAACTTTTCGGTTAAGGATACCCTATGGATTGTTGAAGAAATATCAACACCACAAGCATATAAAGTAGAATATGATATTGAAGAAGTTGAAATCGATGATGATTTTGAGTTTATTCAAGGTCCTAACTTTAACCTAAACGTAAATAACGAAGTAGGTGTAGCATCAGATACGTTTACATATAGTTCAATACTACAAACACCACTCACATCATCACTCCAACAACTAAAATCACTTTTAGCTGAAAAAAGTATTAGTATCAATATTGATTACTCTAAATACGATCAGTTTATTAAGTTTTCAACATCGGAGGAACGTTTAAAAAACTTCTATTATAAAGCATCACTATTAGAAGCAACTCAAAATCAACTAGAAGCAAACATATACTCTATAACTGGCCCAGCAACTAGTTCTATGGCTTTTTCATCATCAAAAGCAACTTTAGAAGCTATCGTAGATACTACAATAGATAACTTCGATGGGTATGAGTATTTTTTATATTTTAATAGTGGATCATCTGCATCTTGGCCTAAATCTACTTCTACTTTACCTTATACCTTATACCCTACTGGCTCAACACAAGTAGCAGAGTGGTTTGGTTCAACAGCTGATGGTACAGTTTATTATGGTGGTCAGATTACATCAGCATCACTATATGATAGTAATAATAACGATGCTCTATTAAACACTATACCATCTTATTTAATCGAAGACCCAGCAAACGAACAATATTCGTTGTTTATAGAGATGATAGGTCAACACTTTGATAACGTTTGGACTTATACTAAAGATGTAACTAATAGATTCGATGCTGATAATAGATTAGATTATGGTATATCAAAAGATTTAGTGGCAGATGCTATTAGAGAGTTTGGTATAAAACTATATTCAAACAACTATGATCAAGATGATTTATACCAAGCATTTTTAGGTATAACATCAGAAGGTTCAACGTTCCCTATAGCAAATATTACGGGTAGTTCGCCTGCAGAAGGTATTGATCTGGTAACAAACGCCATAAGCGCATCAAGCGACATAATAGCTCAAAACGACGTTTTAAAGCGTGTTTACAAACGAATATACCATAACATACCTTATTTATTAAAAACTAAGGGTACTAAAGCAGGTTTAAGAGCTTTAATATCAACTTTTGGTATATCTGATACTATATTAGATGTAAAGGAATATGGTGGTTCACCTAAAAAATCAGCAGTATATAAAACCCAAGAAAATATCTATAACTATTATTTAGATATGACTGGATCTCAATCAGTACAAACTGAGTTTGAGTTAAATACTGATTGGAGTGGTTCTTATAATAGACCATCAACAGTAATGTTTAGAATAAAACCTGAAACTGTTCATTCTTCGTCTTTAGGTCCCACAAATAATATTCAAAAAGTATTTTCTTTAGATACTGGACTTATATTAACATTGGAATATACAGGATCATCTGGGATTGTAAGTTCATATAGTGGGTCAGTAGTGGATCCTAAATACCAATTTGGTAATTTAAAATTATTCCCTAATGGTCAAGGGACACCTATTTCATCATCAGTATACCTACCATTTTTTAATGGTGATTGGTGGAGTGTTATGATTAACCATACTTCACAATCAGGTTATACTTTAACAGCTAAAAATAAAAATAGCGAATATGTGGCTTCATCCACTGTCCAATACAGTAGTATTAATACCCTACCTTTAACTGGATCTACTACTTGGATTACAGCTACATCAGCTTCTTTTGGAGATGGAGTTTCACCTGCTTCACATTTTTCAGGTGGTTTACAAGAAATAAGATACTATACATCACAAATATCTGATGATACTTTTTCATATTTTACCCTAAACCCCCAATCATATGTGGGTACCGGGGTAAATACAGCTCCCGAAGAGTTAGCTTTTAGAGCAGCTTTAGGAAGTGAGTTATATACAAGTTCAATAAGTATTCACCCAAAAACACCTCTATTCCCTCCCTTACCACCCCCACACCTAGTATTAGAACAGGGATATAGTTTATTATTAGAGGAGTCAGGATTAATAATGCTAGAATAAAGAAAAATTCAATGATAAAGATAGATTCATTTGAAAATAATAGTAATTTTACTATTTTAAACCCTTCATTTAAGGTAAATAGAGAAAAGACTGCTAAAAACCAAATACCAGCAGGTATTAGTTCAGAAATAAACAATAAGATTATTATTGATACTACTACATCAGGATCAACAACGTTGTCATCTATGAGAAGTATTCAACAAAAAGATTATAATAATCAAAGAGACGCAGACGCAGGATATGTTGAAGTTGCATTCTCCCCAACTACCCAAATTAATAAGGATATTGTTGGTCAAGTAGGGTATTTTAACTTAGGTGATTATTTAGGTAATATAGCATCTATGTCAACTAATACCAATAGTTACTATAGTTTAGATGTATTAAGAGACGAATATTTTTCAAAATACACTAATTCATATGATTTAAATGATTTTGTAAGACTAATAAAATTCTTTGATAATTCACTATTTAAGATGGTTAAAGATTTTACCCCATCTAATATATCACTATCAGCAGGTGTTGTAGTAAAACAACATATTCTAGAAAGAAATAAACATAGAAGAACTTTAGTATCATCTACTAACGAAACTCTAACTGGATCAGTAGGTCAAGTAGAAACATTTTCAGGAGGTGCTGGTGGTCAAGTAAATAGATACCAATATAGTAAATCTCCAAACTTAGCACCCGTTTTTAATATAACTCAGTCTTGGTCAGAAATAGTCCAAACCCTAAACGGTCCTACCACTCTTACAACTTCTGATCAATCTGGATTTTATAACGGAGAATATGGTAACCCTACCCAAACAGAAGCATCATATGTTCAAGTAATAAAGGGAAATGGTGGGGTAGATTGTTCTGCTTTTACAAACCCCAACTTCGAAGATACTCAAGTAACACCTGTATTTTTAACATCTAATAACTTTACAGAAGATGAGTTTTTATCTCAAGATACTATACCTAATAGAGGTATTGTTTGGTTATGGCATGATGGGGCTAACGTTAGACATATTAAGGTATCAAGTATAGATAGAAGTGGAAGGAGTATATCAAGAGAATTATCTCAAGCAACAGCAATCCCCATTTTACTAAACAACCCATCAGAAAACCCAACCCCACCAAACGAACCAAAGTTAAAAACAGGATTCTATACTTGGGAAGTAACCAATAAGCAAATTTTTGATGATTACGTATATTTTGAAGCAAATATTTCCGAATCACCACTTATATTAACATCAGATGACGCTAACGTATTTGATATAGAGTTTGACTCAACTGGAGACTTTATATGGTATTCTACCTCCTCAGGTACCCCTGCGAATCCTCTTAAACTAGAGGGAATATATGAATCTATACCTCAAGGATATTTTCCTGTATCCGATTCATATCCTAAAGAACAATATTTTAGGGGTTGGAATGGATCTAGTTATTTAATAGAACCAAACGAATATGTTGAATCTAAAGGGATTATAGAGGATAGTATAGGTAACTTTGACACAGGTACAAAAGAAATAAATACAGCATTTACTTCATCACTCCCTGCGGTATATGGGAGATTAGCAGAAACACCAAAAACACCTTGGTTTATGGATGCCCCACAACAAACTGTATCATATCCTTCTATTTTAATACAAGATCAAGATCCAAATGTTATACCTAGATCTATAGTAGTATGTGCCATATATCTAACACCTATTACTACCAACTGTTCTACCGTTAATAATAACCAAAATGGATCTACTATAGCTGTAAGATATACAGGTAACGAAGAATTTTTTATACCTAACGCTCAAAACAAACTAATACTAAAATCAGGAATACCGGGTTTTGCCAGAGTAAAAGATATAATACTATATAACTCAGCAACAGCAGGAGTAGATTGGACATCCTCCTCTATTACAGCACCAAATAACCCAACATCTACAGCAGTTAACCTACCTAGTGGTATTTATGGTGTAAATAAATTCTCAACTCAAAACGGAGATAGAATGATAGTACAGATTGGAACAGTTAATGGAAGACAAACAATCACACAAATAGGATATTGCTTCTAAATATAAAATAAATGGCAAGAGACATACAACCCGATAACGTATTTTTTAGGCTTACAAACGCCAATACCCTTGATGGTAATAATGATTTAAGTTATTATTATAGAGAAGGTGTGATTTGGGCTACTGGTACTGAAAATTTATTTGAACCCAAATATGTAAATCTAGAACCAACCACTAAAAGTAAAACAACACTTATAAAAGCAAAGGCTGACCCAATCCTAAACGGTGGGGTATTTATAACTCCTGAAGGTGAAAGTATACCACATGGGGTTGATGATGAAATATATGCTTCATCTAACTACTTTGGATCTCAAAATATAAGTAGAGATTATAACTCTCAAAAATATGCTAATAGTTGGTGGTATGATACTCGGGCTCATAGAGCATATAAAATATATTTTGTATTATCATATTCCGAAGTTACTACTATAGATAATCAACTATACTATAACTGGGAAATTTCAAATGCTTATATAGTTTACAAAGACGCTTCACAGGATACTAATGATGGGATATACACATTTACAGCACAACCAGTTGTAGATGTATCTGTAACAGCATCAGCAACATTTAAATCACCTAGTGGGTTAGATACTTGGGATAAGGTATCACTAAATCTATATCGTAATAATACGGTACATACCTCATCTTATGTATTATCTCCAGATACCAAATCAGGTAGTATTGAAATGAAAACAACTTTCGATTCATCTAATATTAACTTAAATGATACTATAAGATTATCAGTCTCAGTAGATGGTGGTGATAACGCATATGACTCTCTAATAGTAACAGAATATTCAATGTCGTTTTCCACCCCAGGTGAATCTATAGATACTGAATCATATTTAGGATTAACAACAGGATTAGGGATAGAAGACGATCCAGATTGTCAACCTGTATTAAATAACGTGATAACATCTAGACCATCTTTATTTATAGAAGATGTAGATTACTCAAACTCTTCCAACTTAAGTGGATCTGGTATATTATTACCTCAAAATATTGAGTTATTACGTCAAAATTCAGCTGAAAAAGCACCAACACCTGACTCGAACTATAGTCAAACATCACATACTCGTATTAGGTATGATGGGACTAAAACAACACGTAAAGAAATAAACCAATATAAAGAAGGTGAACCTACTAATAACTTAGGATCTATACCTAACGTAGAATCACTAAACGCATATTTAGGATACTTTAGTAAAGTTGTGGATCCATATCCTAACTTAAATAATAAAACCGCTTTATTTGTAAAATATCTTATTGATTCAACTTCAACTTTATATGATCCATCTTTATCGGATATAAACTTTAATAACTTGGAGAATACGTTTAAACTAAAAGATTCTAACAACGTTCCAACTAACGTTATAATAAGTATACAAAGTATTGATGAATCTAAGGAACTAAAAAATCTGGAATCTAAAACACCATCAGTTTATTCTGTAGGTACCTACCCAAACCCTATTTTATTTTCCCAAAACTCATCAACTACTAACTCTAATACTATACCACTATTAGGAACTACTAACATTACATCAGTAAGTCCTTGGTGGAGGGTAGATAATAGTAATAGAAAAAAACTAATATGTGAGGACAACAATTTGATTAATACATATGATTCAAACTATTATATGGGGGATTTATCATACAATCCTGGTGAAAATACAGATTTCCCTTCAGGTGTAGAACCATCGTTCACGAAGTTTGATCCTGTTACATCACCTTGGTCTTTAGTATCTCAAAGTTTATCAACACCAGGAGATGAGTTTAGATTTGAAAATAACGAAAACTATAGTTTTAAAGTAGTAGACGTAGATTATACACCTTCAACATCATTAGTCGTTACTTTTGATAAAGAAATAGACGCAAGCGTAAACACTAACTTCTTTTTAATAAGGAGGTTGGCTTACAACCCAGGCTTCGTTATCTTAAACGAACAGAAACCATATGGGTTTCCAGTTTCTGCATCATCTTCACCAGGTATAGTTACACCTCAATATAGAGTAGATGCACTAAGGAAAAATCCAGATGATATTATAACATCCCTTATTGAAAAGAACTTAATATAATCATATTTATAATAAAATATAACATACCAAATGGGCTATTTAAATAACAGCGTTGTAACAGTTGACGCTATTCTAACAAAAAAAGGAAGAGAATCGTTAGCTAAAAACGACGGATCATTCCGAATCACTCAGTTCGCATTAGCAGATGATGAAATCGATTATACACAATATAATCCTAACCACCCATCTGGTTCTTCATACTATGGAGAAGCTATTGACAATATGCCTCTATTAGAAGCATTTCCTGATGAATCACAAATTATGAAGTATAAGTTAGTTACTCTACCCAGAGGAACAGCTAAACTACCAGTACTAGATGTTGGTTATACTGCTATTACCCTTAAACAAGGAGCACAACTTGCTATTACACCACAAACACTTAACTATCTTGACGCAGCTCAGTCATTTGAAACCAGTGGATATGCGGCGACAATCGCTGATATTAGATTATTATCTAACTTCAATGGTGTTGGTATTAACACAGATGCAGCAACATCAGCAAACTCTAACTCAACAACTACTATAGGTACAAACGTATCTAAAACAGTTATTGGAACACAAATTAACTTAAGAGCAACTACTATTAATACGTTATTTGGGTCTAACTCATCAATAACAACTACTCTAACCATCATAGGTTTAGATTCAGGTGCTCGTATTACTGTTCCTATTACTATTAATAAAACATCAACAACGTAAGATATGGGATTCAAAAGACTAGATCCAGAAGATTTTTTAGTAAGTGCAGATTCTGTATCACAAACCGTATGGAGTAATGAGACTGTAGAGTTATCTACCTTCTTCACTTCATCAGCACAACGAGTAGCCTCCCTTTCAGGTGAATACTATTTAGCAGTAAACCAATCAGAAACAACAGTTGCTGGGTCAACTCCTCAGTTTGATATAGCCTATGGTGATAAAACATCAGGTGGTGGGGTTTATTTTAACGATGCAGTACCTGGTAAATCTACAACATCTACTATCTATGGTCAATATCGTACTTTAGTATTAGAAGATGAAGAAAAAGATTTTACCTTTAACTCATCATACACACCAGGATACATCTACGCTCTATCAATTGAAAGAGCAAGATATAAAGAAAAACTACTACCTGGAACTTTATCTTTAACACTACAAGGATCACTAGGTAACGCTATCACACTTACAGATAACTCAAACGATGTAACACTACCAACATATTTTGGTACTCAAAGAGCATATCAAATAGTAAGACAAGGAGCAAACCCAGGTACCTCAGATGCATATAACAATGGTTATACTAACTCAGGATCATATGGTTTATTCTTACCAGATACAGGATTAATCCTACTAAATGGTTCAGCATTAGATCAACAACCAGGAGTCCCATCCTCTGAAAACCCTAATATAGGTATTGGTTTAGGAACTAATAGAAACTTAGATTTAGCAGGAGAAAATAACTCAAAACTATTTGGTGCTGTTGTAAGAGGCTCATCATTTAAAGTAAACTGTGAAGAAACCTTATCATCAGATTTTATATTTGTTAGATCAAGAAACTCAGAATTTAATTACTCAGAAAACCCATCGTTTATTAAGGGTGCAACTGGTGAGGTGTATTGGGATTCATATATAAATGCGCCACAAACGTATGTAACAACGATTGGATTATATAACGACCAAAACGATTTACTAGCAGTAGCTAAGTTGTCAAAACCGCTGTTAAAGGATTTTACAAAAGAATCACTTGTTAGAGTAAAGTTAGATTTCTAAATGAATGAGCGCATACAAACAATTCAATTCTTCAGACATAATAGTTTCACCATTAGAGGTAAACAAGGGGTATAAATTTAATATTGTACCCGTATTATCCTCATCTGGGGGGTTTTCTTTTATATCGTTTGGTACTGGTAGTTACTCAGAAAGTTTAGGGAGGATTGACGCTTATAATTATAATGATCAAGTAGAAAGGTATATAGGTAAAAATATTGATTACAATAGTGAGTATAACTATTCATCTGGTCTTTATTCTTCATATTCAGAATCATCTATTTATAACTCCATAAAACATCTATATTATAGTAACTATGTTTCAGGTAGTATGGATAGTAATGGAGATCTTATAATGTCCGATGCTAACCTACCGTATTTCCAATCTGATGGGGTAGTAACTGGTTCTAAGTATAACACAATATACGATAACTATAGACAAACTGATCTACTAGAACAAAAATCTCTTAGAAAAAGAAAAACAAAACCTGGAACATCTGATATGGCTGTATTATCCATTCCTTCAAATATATTTGGGGATAAAATACAACCTGGATCTTTTAAGTTTGATTTTGGGGCTTATGGTGCTTCAAGTAGTGGTAGTTACACAGATGATGGAGAGGGTAGAATAATATCCCAATCAGGTGATGTAGTAGGTAATATAATATATACTCATGGAGTGGTAGCAATAACTACACCACACCCTGATAAGTTTGGTTATGGGGCTAACCCTTATAAGTATAGTAACTATGGTGATGACAATCAGATTAGTAGAGACTTTTATAAAGGATTTATATCAGGTTCAAACCTAACAGCTTCTCTTTCCTCATCATATACTTTTTATGAAACACAATATAAAGTAACAGTAGGTGAAAGTGAATTTAACTACTCTCAAAACCCATCCTCAATATCAGGAAGTGATGGAATACCATTTAATTTTATAACAGGTTCATATTTTACACCCTATATTTCAACTATAGGTTTATATAATAACGCACATGAATTACTAGCTGTTGGTAAGTTAGCAAAACCTCTACCGACATCTAAAACAACAGACACAACTATTTTAATAAACATCGATAGGCACTAAAAATGTTTAGTATTTATAATATATCAAATAAAATCAATGGCTAAGATACTATCAAATGCAGGCATAGTTACAGGATTACCAGTAGAGGCAGAACACGTATCTCAATCGGTTAATGCTTTAACTGGTGCTGAGGCTTACGACATAAGAATATCAGGATCACTAACAGTAAATAACCTAAAATACCCTCTAGTTGATGGTGCAGCAGGTCAATCATTAGTTACTGACGGTGTTGGGAATATTACAATTCAACCTTTAGATACGGTTGACACAGCATCATATGTAACCTCATCTAATGTATATGGTCCGTTCGGAGCTGATTCAATCCAAACTGCTTCATACGCTCCCTCATCATCACTTGCTGATTTTGCTAAATTAGCATCTTCATCATTCTTTGCATTACAAACACTAAATGCTCAAACAGCAACCTCAGCATCATATGCTCTTACAGCATCATACTTAATAGGTGAACGTAGTGCATCATATGTGTCATCTTCTATTAGTGGGAATACTATAACGTTTACCAAAAGTGATGGTTTACAAGTAACAAACGAGATTACATCAGCATCATATGCATTAACTGCATCATATGCTATATCAGCATCACATAATATTACTCAAAGAGTAACTTCATCATATTCTGAAACTGCATCATATGCTTTAACAGCATCACATGCCCTAAATGTTGATCCAAATACATACATTTCATCAAGTACAGCAGGTAATGCTATTATATTTAGTAAACCTGGAGGGTTTACTGATGTAGTACTTATAAACTCTGCATCGTATGCAATATCTGCATCCCATACAGTATCCTCATCATATGCTACTACAGCATCATATATTCAAGGACCTATAGCAACAGCCTCATATGCTGAAAGAGCAGAACTAACTAGACGAATATCATTTGTTGCAACCAATGATGATAACGTAAGTATACTAGCAGGTACTCCACTGCATGTTGTGGAAGTTACACCTCATAATGTATATAAAGTTAGAAAAGCAGACGCAAGCGACCACGATAGAATGCCAGCAGCTGGGGTTGCTGCTACAACTACATCTCCAGGTGAATCAACCGAACTTGTAGTAGTTGGTGAAATTAAAAACCTCAATACATTTGGGACTACTGTTGGTAAAAACATCTATGTACAAACAGGAAGTGGGATTACCGAAACTCAACCACAAGGGTCTGCTATTATACAACCTATAGGGATTGTAACAGCTGAAGATTTTAGTAGTGGTAAAATATTGATAAATGGACCCATGGCTGGAATGCCATTTGGTAATGCATTATCATCATCATATGCCTTAACAGCATCATACGCCCTCAACGGGGGTGGAGGTGGAGGTGGAACCTATACTTCAACTTATGTAACCTCAGATATAACAGCTGAAAAGGATAGAATATATGTTTTTGAAGAACTTACCCCATATACCCTTACTTTACCCTTAACCCCATCAAATGGGGACTCAATCTTAATATCTAATAGATCAGGTATAACAACCAATTTAATAGGTAGAAATGGTGAATTAATAATGGGGATAGCAGAGGATATGGAATTAAATGTTCCTCCAGCTTCATTTATGTTTACATATGCTTCTGGTACTCAAGGATGGGTAATAACAGGAGCTGGTAGTGGTGGAGGAGGAGCTATCACAGGAAGTGGTGCTGTCAATACAGGATCATTCGCTGTAACCTCTTCAAATCAATTTAAAGACGATCAATTCTTCACTGGTTCCCTTATCCCAGAAGCCGTAGGTGGTAATGGGTTATACGATGTAGGATCACAAACACACCCATGGAGAGATTTATATGTATCAACTTCATCATTAAAATTTGTTAGAGACGCTGTCATTATAGCTGACTTAAATGGAGAAGATGGTGGTGTTCGTATTGGTAATATTTTTATAGGTACTGGATCTATATCAGTAGTAAGTGGTAGTGGAGACGATATGACAATTATTGGTGATGTCGTAAACACAGAAATATCAGGGGGTATTATAACACCTATAGCAGGTGATACAATTTTACCAACAGGTAGTATTTCATCTTCAGCTCAAATATCAGCTCTAGGATTTATTACTTCATCCCAAACAATAGATACAGGATCATTTATTACAACATCTTCACTAGATGAATACCTTCCAACTGGGAGTATTTCATCTTCAGCTCAAATTGAAGGATTAGGATTCGTTACATCATCCTCTTTAGCAGAATATCTACCAACTGGAAGTATTTCATCTTCAGCTCAAATTGAAGGATTAGGATTTATTACAACATCCTCTTTATCAGAATACTTACCAACAGGTAGTATTTCATCTTCAGCACAGATTGAAGAATTAGGATTCGTTACATCATCCTCTTTAGCAGAATACCTACCAACTGGAAGTATTTCTTCATCAGCACAATTAACTGATTTAGGATTTATTACAACATCCTCTTTATCAGAATATCTACCAACTGGAAGTATTTCTTCATCAGCACAGATTGAAGAATTAGGATTCGTTACATCATCCTCTTTAGCAGAATATCTACCAACTGGAAGTATTTCTTCATCAGCACAGATTGAAGAATTAGGATTCGTTACATCATCCTCTTTATCAGAATACTTACCAACAGGTAGTATTTCATCTTCAGCACAATTAACTGATTTAGGATTTGTTTCAGCATCAGCAAACGGGTCTACAGAATTTTCAGGTTCAACTTCATTTGTAGGGGATACTTCATTTACTGGTTCTTCTATAATGTCTGGTTCTCTTACTGTAATAGACCCTCAAGGGTTTAGTGTAGTAGGGAATACATTCCTTCAAGGATTTAATAATTTTAGTGGTTCAACTGCTATTTTTGGAGAAAATTTACAAATATCAACCCCTATAACCGCATCTAACACTTCATTATTTACAGCCCCAGTAAATATTAATAGTAATTTAAATGTTATAGGAGGGATTACAGGATCACTTCAGGGTACTGCTTCTGTATCTTTAGATTCAGTTTTATTTGATGGTAAAGATACCGCAACCTTTGCAACAACAGGTTCAAATGATTTCAAATCAAGCCAATATATAACTGGTTCAGTAGTAATAGCACCCTCTTCAGACCCAGGAATTAGCAATTTAAACGCCACTTATTTATTTACCTCTGCTTCTAACTTTGGAGAAGATGAATGCGATTTCTATTATAGAAATAAAGGAGTACTATGGGATCAAGAATGGTTAGAATATGGAGTAGGATCAGGTCTTATTTTTGGTGGGGTAGTAACCTTCTCAGGTACTAACCTCTATGTTTCACCTGGAGGTGGTTTAGTAGTAAACTATAATGCAGAAACAGGTTCAGCTAATGCAGTATCACCTACACAGGTTAAATGGGGTCCAATTACTTCTAGTGCTACTTTCTTAACTTCTTCACAATACTCTCACCTTTATATAGATGAAAATGGAGATCTACAACAACAAGTAGAAGATTTTACTACTCAACAATATTTAGAAAAAATTCCATTAGGTACTTTAGGTCATTTAACTAATGCCTATATTGATGCCTTTGGTGAAGAAAAACAAACAACATATGCAGGCCCAGCTCAAGCAAACCAATTTATTAGAGCATTTGGTCCTCTAAAACAACAAGGATACGATTTATCACCAACTACCTCAACATTAGAATTCAATGCTTCTTCAGGTATTACATATAAGTTAGGAGGATTTTATTCAAAAGACCCTAATAATCCAAGTGTATATGATACCCCAGCTCTAAACTCAACTGGTAAAGTAGTAAGAGTATACCAATCAGGTAGTGAGTTTATTGGTGATATTAATGCAGGTAATTTTTATGATACAGTTGATCCAACCAAATATGATGATGGATCAGGTACATTAGTTAATATTAGTGGGTCAACAACTACAATACAAAGAGTATTTATAGGCCCCACTAGTGAAAGATTCTATGTGTATTATGGTCAGGATACTTACGATAGTGTAGCAACTGCTCTACAAAATCTAACTACAGAAGCGTTTACTGAATCACTTACTACTTCTAAATCTCTAACATTTATAGGTTACTTAGTAGTTAAAGCAAACACAACAGATTTATCAGACGAATCCAGTGCCAACATTATTAACGCTGGTTTATTCAGAAATACAGCTGGCTCATCTGGTGGTGGAACTTCTACTATTAGTAACTTAGGTGATATAACTGATGTTGATATTACAGGACCAGTAACTGGAGAATATTTAAAATACAATGCGGGTGTTTGGGAAAATTCCAATATCCAGTATAGTGAAGTAAATAATACACCTTCGGGTATTATATCTTCTTCTATTCAGTTAGAGAGCTTAGGAGTATCAGTATCAAACGGTAATAATACATCATTTGGTAATAATGTAAGCATAACAGGTAGTTTAAGTGTAGATGGTAATGTAGAAATAGATGGAGGGTTATTCACTAAAGTACTAACACCATTTTTAACAAACGCAGGATTTTTCTACTATAACTTAAATTGTTCAGAGGGTAACTTCTTTGAAGTGACACTACCTAGTAATCAAACAGGTGTTAGATTCATCACTACAAATGGAAATCCTGGTCAAACTATTAACTTAAAAATAACCCAAAATTCAACATCAGCATCTACTATAAACTGGACTAGTAATTTCAAATTCTCAGATGGTTTTGATAGTACTGTTTCAACTGGTTTAGGAGATATAGATGTATTTTCATTAATAACATATGATGGTACTAATTGGTATGTAACCGGATTAAAGAACTTCTCTTAATATGGCTTTATTTACACCACAGGCATATTGGGGAGGGCCACCTACATCAAGTGCACCAGCGACATGGTTACCATCTAATAATCCATCATTAGCAGGATGGTATGATGCAAGTGATATGTCTAGTCACATAATTTCAGGAGGAACAATTGTCGGACTTGAATCTCAAGATATATATGGTGATGATTTAAGTGCTATAGTAAGTGCTATTCAATTAGGTCCCCAACAAAATAACTTAGATACCCTATATTTTAATGGATTTAATGCTTTACAAAATAATTCTTCAGATGTATTGGTAAGCCCAATAGGTAATCATTATGCTGTTGGGTTATTTTATCCCCAAGATGTAGGTAATGCTAAAGATTCTATATGGAGTATGGATAGCACTCGTGATTATGCCATTTCTGCCCGAATGTCAAATCAATGGAGAGGTGAAATAGATTTAGGAAGTGGTGTTGCATCAAATGGAACTTTAGGTTCCTTTAATGTTAATAGAGAAAATCAATGGATAATAGTAACTATTCTATTTAATAAAACAAATTTACAAAGCATTGATATAAAGATAAATGGATCTGTATATTTTAGCCAATCAACTAGTTATTTAAATACCCTCACATCCACTCAAAAGTTACGGATAATGACCAGTAGAGGTAAAAATTATAAACAAAAAGGTAGATTTGGGGAGTTGATGTTATACAAAGATTCATCAGGTCCAAATTCAACAGACTGGCATGAATATTCAGATAAAGACGAAGGGTATTTAGCTTGGAAATGGGGGCTACAGGGAAATTTACCTAATACCCACCCCTACAAAAACGCTGCTCCTATACCATAAAATAATTTGGATTCTATAAATAGAATTCTTATATTATTACACTATAATATAACTAATAAAACAAAAAGTAAAAATGTTTACACCATAGGATGGAGGGATAATATTTATAATAGAATAAAAACAAATAAACAATATGAGTACATTTGATCAGTTTTTCCCTAATGTAGGGCCTTCTGGAAATAATAGTGGTTCATTTAGCGGTTCATTCCAAGGAGATGGTAGTAAATTAACTAATATCCTCTCTTCATCATATGCTCTCACAGCCTCATATTTAGTAGGTTCAATTGAATCGGCATCTTATGCCGCAACTTCATCACATGCTATAACCGCTCAAAATATTAGTAATGGTGGTACTATTGGGTCTGGGTCTATAATTATAGACTCAACTATTACTGATACCATTATTACAAGTTCAACGGTTATAGATACCATTATATCGAGTTCAACGGTTACCAATACTACTATTACAGGTTCTACCGTTACCGATACCATTATATCAAGTTCAACTATTACAGACACCATTATATCAAGTTCAACTTTAGTTGAAGTGATTGGTAGTGGTTCTTTTAGTGGATCCTTTGTAGGAGATGGTAGTCAACTAACCAATATAGATACAGCATCATACGCTCTAACAGCATCATATGCTATATCATCTTCACATGAAATTACTCATGAAGTAAGTTCATCATTCGCTCAATCATCTTCATACTCTTTAACAGCATCATACGCTTTAAATGGTGGAGGTGGTGGTGGTGTGTCTGGAACAATAGGAACCATTCCAGTGTTTGATACTTCATCAGACGGAGTTGGGGATTCACTAATATCAACTGGGGTAATAGGAGGATCCACTCCACCCCCTATTGTATTAAACGGTAGTACGTGGATTTTTCAGAATGGTGGTACTACTATCAATAGTGGGGGTGTAGATTTTTCTTCACTTGCTGATGGAACCTCAGTTACACTAATACAAGGAGCTACTACAGAAACATTGATTGTTGCCTCTACAGCCACAGACCTTGTAACATTTACTACATCGGTAGTAGAAACATACACTACCTTTGGTGCTATAACTTTAATTGGAACATCTGTACAAACTGATTTTGCAACAGTAGCGGGTAATTTAACCGTATCGGGGTCAATAGACATCCACTCAGGTAGTATAACAGTTACACCTTCAATAGTTAACCAACTTACAGCATCATATGCTTTAACAGCATCATACGCTCTGAATGGTGGAAGTGGGGGTGGGGTAACTATTAACCCAACTGATAATGTATTACCAGTTAGAAGTGATGCTACTACATTTGTAGATTCACCTATATCAATTCGAACAGGATCAACTACATTCTTACCAACCTCCATAACAACCACTGGTACTTTATCAGTACCACCAAGTTCGACTTACAATTTCCAATCATTCGCAGGTAGTGCTTTGTATACTAATGGTAATTTTTCAGGATTTACTGTTGGTGAAAGAATAAGAATTACAGACACTGTAGGTACAGTTGATGTTATACTTACAAACCTTGTAACATCACCAGCTCCTGGAATATTTATAAATCCTGCTTCTGGATATGATTATAGTGGTGCTCCTACATTATCTAATGCTAATGGGATTCTTACTTTTACTCAATTAGAAGAAGCATCACAACCGGGGTCAATATACTTATCAGGAAGTACTTTTGGAGAATCCATTAGTGGTTCGTTTACAGGCTCGTATCAAGGAGATGGAAGTCAACTAACCAACATAAACACAGCATCATACGCTTTAACAGCGTCATATTTAGATGGTTTTATTGAATCATCATCTTACGCGTTAACATCCTCACATGCTGTAACCGCACAAAATATTAGTAATGGTGGTACTATTGGATCTGGGTCCATAATTTCAGGTTCAACAATTACCGATACTGTCATTTCAAGTTCAACTATTACAGATACTATTATCTCAAGTTCAACTTTAATTGAAGTAGTTGGTAGTGGTTCGTTTAGTGGATCATTTGTAGGAGATGGTAGTCAACTAACTAACATAACTTCTTCAATAGCATCAACAGCATCATATATTTCATCTTCAAACGTAGATGGTCCTTATGGGTTCGATAGTATAAAAACATCATCATATGCTTTAACAGCATCATATTTAGATGGTTTTATTGAATCATCATCATACGCCTTAACAGCATCGTATGCTTTAAATGGAAGTGGTAATTCAGTAACCTCATCGTATGCATTAACAGCTTCATATTTAGAAGGATTCGTTGAATCCGCTTCATATGCTACAACTTCATCCCATGCTTTAACAGCATCATATTTAGATGGTTTTATTGAATCCGCATCATACGCTGAATATGCAGCAACATCTTCAATAAGATATGACTCAGGTTCAGGTGTGATAACAGGCTTAAACGAAATAAAAATTAATGATTTTGATGATAATGTAGGTGTAACATTTCAAGATTCTAAATTAACACTAACATTTGGTTCACCAATAATACCTTCTATTTCAAGCTTCTTTAATAGTGGATTTATTACAGACCGATTTAATCAAGTATTAGATTCTTACAATACTATAGGTGATTGGGATAATGGTGGATACACATTTGTAGAAGCTTCTATATTACAAGGAAGTACAGTTTTATCTACTACAACAACAGCTGGTAGTACTAATTTAACTCTCCCTCAATCAACAGCAGGTTCCCAATCATATACTTTAATCTATACTGGTTCTAGCCCATTAGATGGTTCAGAATATAAACTATCAAGCACTTCAACTAGTAATTTAAGTAAAATTCTTCCTAATTCAGCATCTATATCAGATACAGTAACTATTCAATTAGGAGACACTAATAACCAATTTGAACAAGGTGCTTCAGGTAGTATAGCTTTTACTACTAACTATGGAGCTTCAAATGGGTGGGATCAAGTATCAATAACAAACACACCACCTAATAGTCCAATATCATTTACTGGAGCAGGTTCAGCTAGTATAACTATTAAAGCAGTAACAGCATATCAATCACCAACAGGTGAGAATAGTCCTCAATTATCAACAGATAGAACTACCATTACAACATTTAGTAAAATACGTAGTGTAAGATACGGAGCATCTACTGCTGCATCATTTACACAAACAGAACTTGAAGATTTAGGATCTTGGGACACAACATTAGGAGGAACTATAGGAACAATAGATAAAGGAAATACAAACCCTTCAGGAGATACATTAACTATAACTTGGAGTGGAGATAAATATCAATACATTATTTATGATGGTAATAACAGTGATTTAACTGGTATTGCAACAAGTGGATTTGGAGTGATAGGTCAATTTACAAAATCAACAGTAGGAGATTATACAGTGTATAGAACAAATGTATTACAAGCTGGTGGTAGTGGTGCTAGTATAACCTATAACTTAACATAAAATATAGCAGATGGCAATTATATTACCTGGAGGGTTTCAGATAACAAACAACGAAGCAGTTGATTCAAGAATAAGCGTAGCTGACCAAACAGCACGTTTATTATTTTCAGCAGCAAACGTATATGAAGGTTTACTTGTTTACCAACAAGATACAAATGAAATATATGTTTTAACAAATGCATCTGACCCCACCAATAACTCTAACTGGGACAAAATATACCCAGTTTCAGGATCATCTTCAAGTAATTCAGGATCATTTAGTGGTTCATTTCAAGGAGATGGAAGTCAATTAACTAATATTGTTTCATCATCATATGCCCTTACAGCATCATATGCTCTAAACGGTAGTGGTAATTCAGTAACCTCATCATACGCATTAACAGCTTCATATTTAGAAGGATTTATTGAATCAGCTTCATACGCTACAACATCTTCACATGCTGTAACAGCTTCATATATAGATGGTTTTATTGAATCCGCTTCATTTGCCTTAACATCATCGTATTCATTAACATCTTCATATTTAGAAGGATTTATTGAATCAGCTTCATATGCCACAACATCCTCACATGCCGTAACAGCATCATACTTAGATGGTTTTATTGAATCAGCTTCTTTTGCTACAACAGCATCGTATGTTAAGATGGCTGATGCTTATAGAGAAAACTTTACTAATGTTAATAGTATAACTGTAAATCATAATATAGGATCAGAAGATGTTATAGTAGCAGTTTATGAAACAACAGGAGGGTCATTACCACAACTAGTAATACCACAAAGTGTTACGCTGACTAATGTTAACAATGCTCAAATAACCTTTGCAGCAAACGTAAGTGGTTATGTAATAGTAACAGATGGTAAGGGTGTTGCTAGTTCAACAACCTCTATATCATCATCATACGCTCTAACAGCTTCTTATGCTATATCATCCTCACATGAAATTACATATGAAGTAAGTTCATCCTACTCTCAAACATCATCATATGCTCTAACAGCATCATACGTTTTAGGTGGTGGTGGTAGTACTAATAACTCATATAGAGAAGCAGTAACAGGTACAACAAGTTATACTATTACACATAACTTAAACGAAAACTTCCCTATAGTACAAGCATACGAACAGATATCACTATCACAAGAGATACCATCCTCAATAACATCAACAGGAGCAAACTCAATAAATATTACCTTCATTAACAACTTTGATGGTACTATAGTAGTAATAAAATAAAATATTTATAATAAAATAAAATAGGTTAGATGAGAATAGATGACGCAATATTAAGTGGATCAGTATTAGGTTCAAGCGCAGTAGTATCCATATCCGGATCATATACAGGTTCAGGGCATATTGAAACATCATCATATGCAGTAAGTTCCTCAAAAGTTTGGATAACAAACTATCCAACATCCGTACCCACGGCATCCGCTATGGTTTATATATTAAATACAGATTATGAAGACCCAGGTTTTACACCTAATCCTCAAACATTGTACTTAATATATGAAGTATAATATAGTTTATTAATCCAAATATTTTACCATAGGATATGCCAGAAATTAAGTTAGGTTCTTCAAAGAATGCAAGAAACATAAACCTCGGATCCAAAGAAATCGAAGAGGTTCGTTTGGGGAGGATCTTAGTTTGGCAAAATAATATAGCCCCTCAAATTGTCCTAACAACCCCAGATGTAGGAGAATATGGAGATTTAAATTTTCCTATAGGAATAACAGTAGCCTCCAATGTAAATATAATATTTTCAGCTCAAGATTTAGATCCCTTAGATACCATAGTTAGTTATGCGGTTGATGGGCCAACAGGTTTTACACCAATCCCAACTACACCTATAACTCCAGGTAACCCAGTTTCAGGTCTTACATTTACTATACCGGATACATTATTTACAAATGCTGGAGAACCAACTACAAATAACGTATTTACAGTTACGGTTACAGATCAAAGGGGTAAAGATGGGATATACACAGTCACAGTAATAGGTGTTTCTGTCCCTCCCCCAACAATCTCTGTTAGAAAAGAATTTGGATCTGCATCTGCTTTAACTAGTAATGGTCCCCAAAGTGCATCAGCAGAATGGGTAATAACCCAACCCTCAGAAACATCCTCAGCCGGTTATATAGCACAATACTCATATGATAATGTAAATTGGAGTAACTATAATGGTTATGGAATTTATCGAAACACAACAGCCCAATGTGGTGGTTCTTCTTCAGTCAGAGTATATTGTAGATCAGTTAAAACAGGATCAACAACAGCAAATGGTAATAGTGCTACTTCAACTTTTTCAGTATCAGCCCCAGACGCAAGATTCCCAATATCTTTAAGTGGGTGTACCTATACATCAGCCTACGTAAATCTCGCAAATGGAAGTTACAACCTCTTTGTTTCTTCTGGTCGATATTGTAATGGTGATATAGTTAGTGTAGGTCAAAGTAGAACTACTAGTATAAATCTAGACGCTGGAAATGCTTTTTTTGAAACACAAGGAAGAATTTATGGAGGAACTTCATTCCCAACTATGAGTGGAGGTGCTACTATAAACTACACAGGTCGAGGTAGAGTTAGATACTCAGCACCATATACCATCCCCGCAGTAAATGGGACAACTCTTAACTATTCATGCTCAGGTGGAGATTATAGAATATACGCTACAAGCAATAAATATGGGGGTTTACAAGGATTATCTCAAAGAGACTTCTTAGGGGTTACTAGACCAGGAACCCTAAATGATTTAGGTCCTGATTTTATATACACAAGTTTTGTAACTGGTACCCCCATAGCATCAGTATCAATAACTAGTGCATACGGGAATATATCAGCTCAGGTATCATTTACTCAAATAGGGTCAGTATCATTATGGAGATCAACATATGCGGGTCATTGGAGAACAGCTGAGGGAGGTCAAGTATCAAGAGGAGGTCAATCAACCAGGAACTTCTTTACTACAAAAGACCCAGGCCAACCACCACCACCTCCACCACCACCTCCACCAACCCCATCATATAACTTAGTTACATTTATTCCCTTAGGTATTAACACAGCTGCGAATATTGGTTCTGTAAAACTCTCCTATACTTCGAATAATAATACCTCAGTAAGTTATGGGATAACATATCCTATTACTCGTTGTGTAGATACAACAGTTACAACATACGCCAATGGGTATTATGAGTTTACTCCTAGTGGGTATATGTATGGTTTGAATGTAACAACTGGAGCAACCTGTACGTAGACAACTCATACAAATACCTTGGTTGTTGGGAATGAAAGTAGTATATTATATAATAAATAAAAACAAGTAAGTTATGAAATATAAAATTTATGTACAAGATGAGTGTGAGTTCTGCCAACAACTAGAATCACCAGAAGGTATTAATATTGAAAAGATTTATATTAATAGGGATGACTTTGAAGGATATAAACCTGAAAAAGTACCAGTTATCCAATTTACTACCTTTCAATTAGAAGGACCATATCAGATAAACGAATTTTTTAAAATGATTAAAAATGCCCAACAAGAGTAAAGGATTAGGAGATACTATTGAAAAGTTTACCTCCTCAACAGGTATCAAAACAGTTGTTAAAGCTGTTTTTGGTGAGGATTGCGGTTGTGATGCTAGACAAGACTATTTAAATAAAAAGTTTCCTTATAGGAGGAATAAATAATGTATTTATAATAAAACAATATGAGTAACTTTTCAACATATTTCCCTATACCATCTAGTGGTGGTGGTAGTGCGTTAACAAATACTTATGCTTCATTTCATGTTACCTCAACAACAGCAGGTTATGATCCCTCAACTGGGATTTACAACCACCCTGAAGGGGGAGTATTTCTTCAAACAGGTTTCCTCTCATCAGATGTAACCACATACCCAAATGCTGTAAAGACAGGAGCTTCCTACTCTGAAAGGATAGGAGCAACAGGTGAGTCAACGGTAGGCATTACGAATAGTGGTGCTCCAAGTGTATTATCACCACCTGCTATGCACTACGTAGATAGTGAGGATACCATTTATTTAACTTACTACCAATTACAAGGAAACATTCAACAAAACAACCCAGTAACCCTTATCCCTTCATGGACTAAACAATCAGATGGTATATACACAAGAAACGCTGATAAGACCCTCCCAGCAGTGGCATCAGGTAGATATCTTCGAGAAATAATTTGGGACCCTACAAATGAAGTTTGGGTAGGGTTAGAATATAATTTTAAAGGTATTGTAGATACAAATCTTCAAGTAACTTTTTGGACATGCGATACAATAGATGGAACTTGGGTTTTTAGAGCTGGCCAAACCAACCCCTTAGCATTTCCAAATGAAGCAGCAAATAGTACAGATAACCAAACCATGACTAGATTTCAAACTCAGCAAGACACTCAATATAGATGGAATCTTAGGGTTTGGGATGGGTTAGTATATTGTCTTTTAAAACCTGTAGGTGTACCTTCTGAATATCAAATAAGTTTTAATGCTAGTACATATGCTATAGTGGGTTCTACTGGGAATTCTGCTACTGTCCCTATATCTTTTTATAGAAAACAACAAGGAAATAAATCTATACAGCTAATAACTGATGGGTTTTCAAGCTTTGCTGATGGGACAACCACAACTGTAGATGAAACTTTTACTGATACAACAGCTAATATATCGTTTGGTAATTCATTTGCTATAGATAGTGATAATAACATTTTAGCCTTTGCTGACTTAGATGATGGTAATGGAATAATACTCTTTAAATGGTCATTCACATCATCAGATTTAATTGGGGATGGGATAATAAGAACAATAACAACAATATCAGGTATGAGTAGTAATTTATCTCAAACTGTATTTTTTAAAATAGGATAATATGGCATATAGAAGAATAAAAACTGAAGACTACTTTATTAAAACCCAAGCTAAACAATGGAGAAATGAAGAATTGAAGGCAACAGATCATATCACTATGGTTTCAGATTACCCTAATAAAGATGAGTATATAGTATACAGACAAGATTTAAGAGATTGGCCTTTATCTCAAAATTTCCCTTCTTCCTACCCTACTGGGTCAGATTTAATAACAGGTTCCCTACCTATAGTTAACCATTTTCAATAACAACAATAAAACAACTAGGCTCCCATAGGGAGCCTTTTTACATTGTATAATATGTGGTTATACAAAAACAAAGAAATCAACTCAATAGAGGATATGCCTGCCGACACTTTCGGTTTCGTATATTTAGTTACACACACCCCAAGCGGTAAAAAATATTTAGGTAAAAAACAACTAATAGCAAATCGAACTCTCCCACCTCTTAAAGGGCAGAAGAAAAAACGTAAAATCCAAAAGGAAAGCGATTGGAAAACATATTACGGATCTCAAACCGAAGTAAAACAACTAGTAAAAGAATCGCAAGATATGTTGGATTTTGTAAGAGAGATTATTATATTTACGTCAACGAAAAAGCAACTCACTTACTTTGAAACCAAGTTACAGTTTGTAAACGAGGTATTAGAAAACGATGAATATTTAAACTCGAATATTCTCGGGAAGTTTTTTAGGAAAGATTTATATGACAAACCAGTTATTAGTTAGTTTAGTTAACTCCGTTTTAGGTAGTGGTAAACCCACTGCTAGAGATAACTACGCATATCACTGTCCTAGTTGTCATCACGCCAAACCCAAACTCGAAATACAACTAACCGAAAATAGAGAAGGTAAAAACAAGTGGCAATGTTGGGCATGTCAAAAAAGTGGCCAGTCAGTTTACGCTTTATTTAAACTAGCTAAAGCACCTAACGATAAAATACAAGAAGCTAAAAAGTTAATAGCCAACTCTAAGTCGTTTAAATACACTAAAGTAGACGAATCAGCGATTGTATTACCTAAGGAGTATATAGCGTTATACAACGCTGATACATCGAAAATAACGTATAGACACGCCGCAGCTTACCTCAAACGACGAGGCATAACTAAAGAAGACATACTTAAATACCAAATAGGATATTGTGAAGAAGGACCTTATAGAAATATGTTAATATTACCAACGTTTGACGCGGAGGGATATTTAAACTATTTTACAGCAAGAAACTTCGATACATCATCATCCTTAAAATATAAAAACCCATCAGTATCAAGAGACATCATACCTAACGAATATTTTATAAACTGGAACTTACCAATAGTATTATGTGAAGGTATATTTGATGCTATAGCAATAAAAAGAAACGCAATACCTTTATTGGGTAAAAATATCCAATCAACACTTATGAAAAAAATAATCACATCTATTGTAGATAAAATCTATATTGCGTTGGATAGTGATGCGTTTAAACAATCACTTCGATTTTGTGAAAAGTTGATGAATGAAGGCAAGGAAATATACCTAGTAGACGTAGGAGATAAGGATGCCAGTGAGCACGGTTTCCACGACTTTACTAAAATAATACAACAAACAAAACCACTAACCTATTCTAAGTTATTAGAATACAAACTATCTTTATGACAAAGTTAAGAAAAGCTAACTTCCCTAAACAAGAGTATAACAAAACGTTTACTCAAGTTACTACTAACGATTCTCGTTTCTACGAAGACGGCGAAAAAACATACCCATCGGTAACGTTTGTTCTATCATATTACCCCAAAGGACGATACTTTGAGGAGTGGTTAAAAAAAGTAGGTTCAAACGCAGATTTTATAGCGAAGAAAGCAGCAGGTGAAGGTACTATAGTTCACGAGTTAGCTGAACAATATTTAAAGGGAGATAAAATCGAGTTAATCAACCAACACACACACTCACCCCAATACGATTTAAAAGTATGGAAGATGTTTCTTTCGTTTGTAGATTTTTGGGAGACAAGTGGCGCTGAGTTACTCGAGACAGAAGTATTCCTATATAGTGATACACTTAAAGTAGCAGGTACTTGTGACTTGGTATGTAAAATCGATGGTGAAGTATGGGTTATCGATTTAAAAACATCTAACCACTTACAAACCACATATGATATCCAGTCAGCACTTTATACTAGATGTTATGAAGAGTGTTATGAAACTAAAGTTGATCGAGTAGGTGTATTATGGTTAAAATCTAAATCACGAGGTGAGGATAAGAAAGGTAAAGTACTTAAAGGTAAAGGATGGTTAGTTCACGAATCACCTAGAAGTGTAGATGAAAACTTAGAAATCTATACCCACGTACGTGCTTTATTCGATATCGAACACCCTGTACTAAAACCACTTAGTGAAAAGTACACAACAGTCGTGCAAAAAGATGTTCCAAGATCTTAGGTTTCCCAATATATTTTTCGTATATTTATAACAATAAATAAGATATGATAAAACTAGTAGATCTATTATTAGAAAACGAACAAAAACCCAAAGCAGTGTTCTTAGCAGGACCTGCTGGGAGTGGTAAATCCACTTTTGTTAAACAATATTTGAGTAACAAAGGTTTAAAATCTATAAACATAGACGATACCTATGAGGAACTACTTAGAGCATCTGGTTTAGATAAACCACAAGCAGAATATGGTGCTGAGGAGTTATCTTCAGCAGCAAAACTTATGGGTCAAGCACGTAAGGATACTACATCCAAACTACAACAATCTATGAGTGATAGTGAAAACTTAATCATAGATGGTACAGGCGCTGCTTCAAACCCAATAGCTAAAAAGAAACAACAACTAGAAGATCTAGGTTATGAAACTTTTATGGCGTTTGTATACGTTTCACCTTTAACTTCTTTACAACGTAATAAAGAACGTGGTGAAAAAGGTGGTAGAGCTTTACGTCCTTCAATCATATTAAGAACTTGGGATAGTACAACTAAAAATATCGAAAAGTTTGAAACGATGTTTGGTGATAACTTTGTTATTTTAGATAACGATCCTAAAGAAGCTATTAAAGATTATAGTCAAGAACAAATAGATAAATACTTTGCGACAGTAACATATACAGGTAAACCTAAATCACCTGAAGAGCAAAGAAAGAAAGATAAAGAACAAAAAGAGATGGTTGCTAATATTAAACAAGCACTATCCAACACTCCAGATTTCGATGATCAGAGTACCATCACAAATAAAATCAATAGTTTTATAGGATGATAGATAAGTTAGTTAAGGAAATAGTAGAAGAGGTTAAAGGTAAAACTGTCGCTGTTTATGGTGGGGGATTTAAACCACCAACTTCCGGACACTTCGAAGTAGTTAAAGAAGCACTTAGACAAAACCCATCGATAGATGAGTTTATTATTTATGTTGGTGCTAAAGAACGTGATGGTATAACCCAATCACAATCTACACTTATTTGGGAGATTTATAAAAGGAATCTACCTATGAAAGTAACCATAACTCCAGCATCAGTAGCACCAATAAGAGCTATCTATGATTATGCTAAAGAACACCCACAAGAAGAAGTATTATGGGTTATAGGTGCTAGACAAGATAACGAAGAGGATTTTAAAGATATTTCAAGTAGAACTAAATCTCTATCTAAATATCCTAATATGGAGTTAAGAACCATAGTAACACCAGGTGGTGTATCTGGTACTGCTGCTAGAAACGCTCTTAAAGTAAGTAAAGATAAGTTTAAAGATTTTTTACCTGATGAGTTAAGTGATGATGAAGTACAAGAAGTATTTGATATAGTATCTATAAAGGAATCACTAAACGAACATGCCTCATATACTGATAGTATTGATATAGCAGATAAAATAGCTCAACTAACTAACCATATGTTAAAGAAAGGTATGAATATCGAACCTTTACCAACTATGGAACTTATAGATGGTGATTCAGAAAACGCAAGTGATTTTTTAGGTAAAACAGCATATT